CATGGTTGTATCAATACCCGACAGCGTGATGGACGTATCGTTAGCGGTTGATTTAATGTCGCGCTGCACTTCGCCTACAGCCAGCAGCGTACCCACCGATTGAAACGGGTTAGGGTCAACCGCCGCAACCGTCAAATCGGACGGGGCTGTAGTCATCATGTATGTTGCGCTAGTTGTAGTGATACGCAAAAAATCCGCAAGCCGGATATTGCTGGTGTTGTTAACCGGGCCAATGACGTTCACAGCACTAGCTCCAACGCCTTGAACGGGCCTGACCAATTGATAAACGAATCATTGGCTATGGGCACAAGGCTATAAACCGGGTATTCGCGCAACACCACCTGAAACGTAATGCCTGTATATGTGTTGCCGCCCATTGATACGGTTGTGCCGTATTCGCCAGCCACGCATTGCACATTACTGGTTAGCGTTTGTATTAAGTTTCTATGCACCGGCACGTTAACGGTGCTTAGACTGCCGCGCTGCACATCGGCTGTGACGATGTAGGAATACAGCCCGACTTGCACAAAATCACCGACCCTAAACAAATACGTTGTTGACGACACAGCAGGCAACGAACCCAAGACCAAATTTTTGTTTGCGCTTGTGGTTACCCATAAACAATTGGCGATTTCGCCGCTTGTCATTTGGCCTTGATATTTGACGTAATTTAGCCAGCCAGTTTGTCCAAAATTTAAATATTGCACCAACGATTTGTCAGCAATCCGCAAGCCGTTTAGGATGTTGCGGCTTTCGGAATAACGCAAATAATTCATCGGGCGCAATTCAAACTCAAACGGCACAACGGTTGTGATTTCCGATGTGGTCAGCTTTTGATTGCGGCTCAACGTCTGCCCAACGAATCTTTGATCGTTGATGCCTATTGACTCGCAAATTGACAGGATGTTTTGCAGGCTCATATTAGCGATTCATAGGCAATGATCGCTGTGCGCTTTGATTCGCCGCCCACACAGCTTGCTTGTTCCGCGACAGGAACTCCAGCCCCGATTGCGTATCTATGGCGCTCATGTTTTGAATCACCGGCCCGTTGTAGTTGACCGTTTGCCCCGACCCCATCATAGACGCTAGCTGATGGTTTGGCACAATGGTTCCGGCTGTTTTGGGAACAAATAATTCCGGGCCTCGCTCGCCAACGATAGACGGCTGATTCACCGGGGGATTGCCGCCATCAGCAAACCCTAGCCAGCCCATAGGCGCGGTGGCTGCATAACTGGTCGCGCTAGCGTATGCAGACGGTGCGCCGAACACCCGGCCCAGCAACCCGGAAAACAACGCCGTAGCCTGTGCTTTCAATTGAATAGCAATTAGGTCGGCAATGATGCTTTTTGCCAAATCTTTAAATGACAGCTTGCCCGTTTGCACAAACCGCGTAATGGCCGATTCCATATTGCCAATCATTGATTGGAACGATTGCTGTCCAATCTCAAACGCTGTGGTGGCGTTCATCATGGACGTTTTCATAGCATCGGCAAAACCTTCGGCAAATGTTGCGCTTTGATATTTTTGCGCCAAATTAAACCGCTGTTTTGCTACGTCCAACTCTTGATTTTCCAAATTAATCAAACGCTCTAAGGCTTTGGTTTTGTCATTAGCAGACAATGACTCGTTTTCTCTAATTTGTTTGGTCAGGTCAGCGTATTTGAACTGAATGCCTAGCGTTTCCTGCATCAATTGATATTCGCTGGCTTTCATATATCGGCCCCGGTCGGCCAATTCCAGCATTATTTTTTGACGCTCAATGTTTTGCGCTTCTAGTCTGTCGCGCTCAATCAGGGCTATATTTACTTGCTGATCCCTTGTGGCTTGTTCAGCAATTAGCCTGTTGGCTTCCTCAATTGTTTCGGCTTCTTCGGCTCGGGCTTTAATCGTAACTTCTTTGCGCCGTTCTAATTCCCGGATTTCTTTTTCAACCAATTCTGTCGCTTGTTTGGCAAGTGCTTCATTGCCTTCCCGAATTTCTTGTTGCACCGCAAGATAACCGCGCACCCAATTGTCCAAAATCCTTTTGCGCTCTGCCTCTGCTTCTTTATCGACACCGCGTTTTACGGCTCGTACAGGCGGTTTTGCTGCCCCTGTTGGGGCTGCTCCCGCCGTTGGCGCTGCCTCGACTGTCACGCCTTCTATTGCGGGCGTTTCTGCGCCTTCGCGCTTAAACCCGCCGCGTCCGAACGACACATCGTATTGCTTGGCAACTTTTGCTAACTCATCGCCATTAACCTTCAACGCATCGGTCAGTTTGTCTAGCTGCTGGATCGCAAACTTAATGGCGGGGCCAATAGATGCCGCGAGGCTTTCCATTGCCCTGCGGCCTTTTTCAGCCAGCATATCGTAGGCTTCGGCTGCTGCCCGTATGCCTTCCTCATGCTCTTTGGATATGCCGGAAGTTTTATTTAATTCATCATTAAACCCAGCAAAATCAACGCCTTTTGCGGCTTTGCCAAATACTTCCATGCCCTTTGCATTGCGGCTTATGGTGTCTTCCATCGCCGCCAACCCGCCCGCAGCCTTCCTAAACAATTCATCCATGTTTAGGGTTCGCAAATCCTCAAAGGATATGCCCAGCCCTTTCAGCGTTTTTTGCGCCTCAAAAGAACCTTCAGCGGCTTTGTCAATGTATTGCGTGAAGCTCGAAAGCAACTTGCTTGCGTTGCTGGCTTCGCCGCCGCTGTTTGCCAGCGCATTGCGTAGCTGAATAATGGACGAAATCGCCACATCATTCGCATTCGCCACATCTACCAATTCATCGGCATAGCGCACCGCTGCTGCTGTAGCCGCGACAAAAGCTGCCCCCGCTACTTGGCTGTAGCCTTTAACCTTTTCTTGTAGCTGGGCTAATTTACGGTTTGCGTCTTCAATGCCTCGGGTAAATTCCGCGCTGTTTAGCCCGAGGGTTACGCCCAACCGTCCAACAAAATTGGTCATTTCTTAAACCTGCTTTCGCTAAAGCCGGGTGCTGCTGTCATAAATGTTTTTAACGCATTGTTGACTTGTTCTTTTTGCTGCTCTGGGCTTAGTGGTGGCACGATGTAATCATACGCTTGACCTAAAATGTTGGCTAGCTTGTAATCCGGCGCATTTGCCGGACGCATGTAGTTAAAAACCCCGGCGGTCAGTTGCCCCAACGCAGTCAATACACCCCGATTGCCTATCAGGCCATCAGCGTACATCGCCTGAATTTGAATCATGGTCATTTCGTCTAGCTGCGCCAATGAATCATGGGTGTGGCCGTTAAAGATCATGGCGCATTCAACTTGCGTCCTTAACGACCTAATCAGTTTCCCCGCGCTTCCTTGTAGTTAGGGCTAATTGCTTCGGTGATTTTTTCGATTAACGCAATTTGCACCGTCCACGGGAATTCCGCTTCGACTTCTTCATAGGTCAAATCGTCTAATGTCATTTCTGGCGATTCGGGAACCAGCAACTTTATATATTCCACCACCCTATTTTCGGTCATGGCTTTGTTTTTTGCCGCCTCACGCATTGACCGACCTTTAACCACAATATCATTTTCTTGATATTCAATTTCCGAACTTTCATCAATTGAATTTCGCAGCTTTAATATTGGCTCGGCTAATTGCTTGTAGATTTTGTCGATATGGTCATTTGCAGGGTTGTTAATTTTTTCATACATTTTGTCGGCTTCAGCAACAAAAGGAATCCTGACCTTAAATGTATGCCCGCCCAATTCAAATGACCGAGTAAATATATTTGCGCGTTTTGCTTGGTATTTATCGCCCAAGGCTTTTGATAGTTTTGTCATGTCGTCTTTTTGCTTCTAAATTCGTTGATACGTCTTGCCAAAATTTCAGCCAGCCGGCTAACGGTGCTTTGTGCGTTTGACTCCAATGCCGGACGCAAATACGGTTTTGCAGGGTTGCGGGCTGTGCCAAACTCTTGCGCTATGGCTCGGGCATCAGATTCAACGCCTGTAAATTGATCGGCGTTTTCAAATCCTAGCTTTTTCAGCTTGCGCTGTGCAGCCAGCAGTCCTTTACCTTCGCTC